ATGCTCTTTTCAAATGTTCAAAAAGGCGATAAGTGGCTTAACAATTTTTGTAACAGTATAAACGGATGCCGAAATTGCGAGATGTATAAACTTATAATCAAAGAAAAATATTTTAAATGAGGTAAAGAAATGAAAACTGCTATTATTATTTTATTAGCGGCTGTTTTTGCCGCGCTTACAGCAAATGCTGTAATATTTACAATTAAATTTATTGATAAAAAAACCGATGAAGCATATAAAAGTGCGCAGGAAGACACTGCGGTATATTATAAGCGTATTACCCAAAATGAAGCTAAAAAAGCGCTTGCACAAATGCTGCAATCTTACAGCGTTAAAGATATTATTGTGACAAAGGATAAAAAGACCATAGTTAAATGGAATGACGGTAAAACCACCTGGGTTAAGCTCAAAGAGGGTGATGTTAACAATCCTTTTAAAGCCTTTTGCTACTGCCTTTTAAAGCAGATGTATGGCGATGCCTGGAAAGAAATGTTTAAAAAACACGGTGTTGAAGATACGCAGGCGGAAAATACATACGAAGTCCGTGAAGAAAAAGAATAAGTGAGTATATAAGCTCTTGCCGGAAGGCAGGGGCTTATTTTTTTTGCTTTGTGGGGTGTGACATTGAAGCATTTTAAAATGATAAGGTAAATAAGAGGTGAGAACGTGAGCAAAGTCGATTGGAAAGAGCTTGAAAATGAATATGTATGCGGTGAAATGTCTTACAGAGCACTTGCAAACAAGCACAAAATAGCGCCGTCGAGGGTATCGGCGGTAGGAAAAAAGCAAAATTGGGTAAAAAAACGTGATAAATATAGGTCAAACGTGGCGCAGGTCACTTTACAAAACGCGCGTGCGACTGATATTAAGAATAAATCGCAAAAGCTTAATAATTTAATTGAGGCAGCAGATAGGCTTGCCTTTGAGCTTAAAAAAGCACTTGACGACCCGGAGCAGCTGTACCGGCAAATACTCAGAACATCAAGCGGCGCAGAGGCGGTTAGAACTACCAAGAAACTCGATACAAGAGCGTTAAAGGATTTTGCAAGCACCATTTCCACCATGAATGACACTATAAAACAGCTTAATGATTTGACAGAGGATGAAAACAGCAAGAATGTAACTATTGAAATAATTGAGGGTAAAAAGGAATGGGCGCAGTAAAATTAAAACTTGATTTTTCGAAGGTGAATCCTAAACAGCAGCAGGCATTGCAAGATACGCATAAATATATCGGGTACGGCGGTGCAAGAGGCGGCGGAAAGAGCTGGTTTGTAAGAATAAAAGCGATACTTCTTGCCTGTTCTTTTACCGGGATAAAAATATTGATTGTCAGACAGTCATATCCTGAACTTATGAATAACCATATTCGTGAAATGCGTTCGATTTTGCACGGTGTTGCAAAATATGTTGATAAGGAAAAGATTTTTTATTTTCCAAATGGCAGCACGATTCAGTTTATGTATTGCCAGCATGATGCAGACCTGAACCGCTTCCAAGGCACAGAATATGATGTGATTTTTATTGATGAAGCAACACACTTGACGGAATATCAAATAAAAACGATTATTTTATGCTTGCGCGGTGCTAACGAATTTCCTAAAAGAGTATATTTCACAACTAACCCCGGTGGAGCTTCACATCATTATTTCAAGAGAATATTTATTGACAAGGACTATATGCCTGACGAAAATCCCGAAGACTATTCGTTTATTCAAGCGCTTGTGACCGATAATACGGCACTTATGGAATCACAGCCTGATTATATAGAGCAACTTATGAATTTGCCGGAAAAACAAAAGCGAATGTTTCTTTACGGTTTGTGGGATGTTGCAGAAGGAATGTTCTTCGAAGATTTTAGAGTTGGCACAAAAGAACAGCAGGCCACAGGGTTATACACTCATGTGATAGAGCCGTTTGAAATTCCGCCTAATTGGACTATTTACCGTTCGTTCGATTGGGGTTACCACAAGCCCTTTTCAGTCGGTTGGTGGGCTGTCGACTATGACGGTGTGCTGTATAGGATAATGGAATTATATGGTTGTGTGAAAAACGAAGCAAACGAGGGCTTACAATGGGACCCACAGCAAGTTTTTCAAAGAGTAAAGGAAATTGAAACAACGCATAGGTGGCTGAAAGGTAAAAACATAATCGGCATTGCGGACCCTGCTATATGGCAGAAAACAACCGGTATAAGCATATATGATGTTGCAGCTAAAAACGGTGTTTACTTCCAAAAAGGTGACAACAACAGAATTGCCGGTTGGCAGCAGGTGCATTACAGATTTACCTTTGCTGCTAACGGTAAACCGAGAATGTATATATTCAATACTTGTAAAAATACAATACGAACATTACCGACTTTGCAATATGACGAACACAAGGTTGAGGACCTTGACACCGACGGCGAAGACCATATTGCAGATGAAATCAGATATATGTGTAACAAGCTGCCAATTAAGCCTATAAAGAGTAAGCCGATTAAGGAGCTTGCTGACGACCCACTTAATCAGCGTGGCGAATACAGAAGTAGCATGAATAACTACGGAATTAAGATTTATTAAGGAGCAGAAAAAATGAGTAAGTACAAAAATCCTATGGACGAAAAAAACAATAAGGTTTTGAAAGAAACCGAGCAGCAGGCAGACAAGCCTATGAATAAGGCTGACAGCTTTAATCAGGCAAATGGGCTTGAAGTACACGAAAGAGGCAAGGAAGGCGGCGAGCGATTAAAGGTAATCGGTGTTGAAGAAATAATCAAAGCACGTGAAACGCTGCAGAAATACAAGCAACAAAAGCAGTCGCTTGAAAGCAGAGTTGTAAACAACGAAGAGTGGTGGAAGATACATAATTGGGAGCAGATAAAGAAAAAGGACGCAGTAAAGGCAGATAGGGAAAATCCTAACGGTATTGAAACGCCCTCTTCATCAGCGTGGCTGTTCAACTCAATTACCAATAAGATTGCCGACTTCTCAGATAATTATCCCGAAGCAAATATAAGGGCAAGGACAGGTGACGACGTTCCTGAAGCGGAAAGACTTAAGAATGTTATTCCTATGATTTTGAAGCGAAATAAATTTTACAAAACGTACATTGCAGATATATCCGAAAAAAGCAAGAGCGGTACCGGCATAACATATGTAGGTTGGAATCCGAAAAAGGACGGTATAGGCGACGTTGAAATTCAAAATATAAATATTCTTTCAATCTTTTGGCAGGGCGGTATAACGAATATTCAAAAAAGCCGAAATGTATTTACTGTTGAGCTTGTTGATACAGACCTACTGAAAAAGCAATATCCGAGTGAGGCTGAAAATATAACAAGCGACGGTGAAGTTGATTTAAAGCAGTATTTGTATGAGGACTATATCGATACGACCGATAAGAGTCTTGTTATTGATTGGTGGTATAAAAAGGACGGCAAGCTTCACTACTGCAAGTTCGTTAATAATGTTGTGCTGTTTGCAACCGAAAATGAGCCTGACGAATATCCAAACGGCTATTATGACGACGGTAATTATCCTTTTGTTTTTGACGTTATGTTCCCTATGCAAGGCACTATTGCAGGCTTTGGCTTTATTGACGTAGGCAAGCAACCGCAAGAATATATCGACAAAATGGACGCAGGAATACTCCAAAATGTATTGATGAACTCAATGCCACGCTATTTTGAGCGGCAAGACAGCGAGATAAACGAGGAAGAGTTCCTCGACTGGACGCAACCGTTTGTAAAAACGAATACAAACCTCGGTCAAGATGATTTGAGAGAAATAAACGTTAAAGGACTTGACAGCGCAGTATTTACCCAGCGTGACAGCAAGATTAACGAGATTAAAGAAACAACAGCTAACCGTGATGTATCAACAGGGGGCACAACAAGCGGTGTTACTGCCGCAAGTGCTATTTCTGCGCTTATCGAAACAGGCTCAAAGGTAAGCAGAATGGCGATTAAGGGCACGTATGACGCTTTTGAAAATATAATCTACCTCATAATTGAGCGCATGAGACAGTTTTACGATTTACCGAGATATGTAAGGATAACAGGCGACGACGGCACCGACGATTTTGATACATACGATAACAGCAATTTGAAATTGCAAGTAAGACAGACAATGACAGGTGATACAGCGCAGTATTTACCTGAATTTGATATTGAAGTAGCAGCTCAAAAAGCTTCACCGTACAGCAAGGCAGCACAAAATGAACTTGCACTGCAGCTTTACAGCGCAGGATTTTTCAACCCTCAGAATACAGACCAATCACTTGCTTGCCTCAATATTATGGATTTCGACCACAAGAGCGATGTTATAAATCAAATTAAGAAAAACGGCACGTTGCTTGACGCATTACAGCAGGCACAAATGCAATTACAACAATTGCAGCAGGAAAACGAAAAACTTAAGGTTATGTGCGATTTGAACATTGACAACAGCAACCTTACAGGAATGAAAGGGAAGCAACAGGATAGTAGTCCTGATGTAGCACAGGCTTCAACAAGCGGCAGTGCAAATATGGAAAGCACAAAGCCAGAGGGAATGCAAAGCGTAAGCAACGGCGACAAAGGCTCACTTGCCGAGCAGGCGGCGCAAAAGGCTAATGAATCGGCACAGCCGAGATAGGAGAGTAAAGCATAATGGTTGAGATTACATACAAAGAGACAAGAAACGGCTTTGAATTAAAAGCTGAGGGGCATTGCAGATATGCCGAAAAAGGCAAGGACATAGCTTGCGCCGGTGTTTCTACACTTATTGTTGCACTTGCAAAAACGCTTGAAGAAAACGAAAACAAGCTGAAAATACCGGCACTTATTATTGTTGAGGACGGATATGCGCTTATATGTGCTTATCCGAAGAAACGATATTATAAAGAAATTTCAAGCACTTTTGAAACGGTGAAGCAGGGTATTAGCTGGCTTTCGGAAGAGTTTGAAAAAAATGTAAAAAAGTTATTTTGAGGGTGTGACATTGAAATAACGCCCTTAGGTATAATGAGGACAAAGAGCCGTGGGCTTAACCCACAGATTACAGATTCGCTGACTTAATCAGCAGGGAGCATTATTATGCAGAAATATCATATTCAGTTATTTGCCGACGGTGCGGCTACTGCAGGAGCTGACGGAGTAGGTACAACGGCTGAGGGTACGGTTGATACCAAAGTTGACGGTGCGACGGGCACACAAGACGCTAAGGAAGAAAGCTTTGACGATTTAATCAATGGCAGATACAAGCAAGATTATCAAGCTAAATTTGAAAAGGCGCTTAACAAGCGTATGAGCAAAGCAAACGCACAAATTCAAGAGGGTATAGATTTCAGAAACAAGCTTACCCCGGCACTTGAAAAATTCGCCGCTAAATACGGAATTAAAGATTCGACGGATATTGATTCGATTGTATCGGCTATCGACAGCGACAATTCGATTTATGAAGAAATTGCAACCGAGAGAGGCGTTACGGTTGAGCAGGCTAAGGAGCTTATACAGGCTGAGAGAATCATCAGGCAAAATGAAATCAGACAGCAGCAGGACGCTCAAGAAATAGCATTTCAAAATCAGATGAACGCTTGGTTGCAAGAAGCCGAAGAATTAAAAGAGTATTATCCGAATTTCAATTTTGAG